CTCAAACAAGAAGCAACGTTCTAAGTCTGAACGACAAATTGTCAAGAGAGAGATCGGACAATTTGATCCGTTTGATTTATACTGCGAATACTGTGGCCGAAGGCTATGTAATTATGATTGTGACATGCATCTAGATGAAGACATGTATCTAGATGAAAGTGCATGGGACGATATGTGCCTTGAAATGCTGATAGACAATCCACAAAGCCATAAAGTAGTAGAACAATACTTAATAGTTGACGAAACGGAGAATTAGTAGTAAAATTCAGCTTATTAGTATCCGTATGTTTTGTCCTATTTAGGAGGCTTCAATTTTGGCTATTGAGAACGATACAGACTATCTTCAAAAATCGGGCAAGGAAGAAGCACTCAACTTGCTTGTTGGGTCTAATTCTGCCGTAACGGCTCTTAGGTTTTCTATCGATGACACATATGCCCCCCCGGTAGGCGCCCTGTTCACGTATACGGTTGATCTGGCCTCGTCTCAGATTCCCGCACCTGAACGGCTCAATGGTCCATATAGATACTGGACATTTACCACAGAAGATTTTGGTGGTGGAAGCGCAAACCTTTTAGTGGTTTTTGGCTCGGCAGATAACGCCGCTGCTTCTGCCGCAGCGGCAGATATTGGGGGGGTTGCTGGAACTACACATCTGGAGGTTGATCTTGGGTTTGTCCCCGATGGAATCCCAAGAACATTCTTCTTTAGAGATGGAATTACCAGATGTGACATGTTCACCGTCACCGGGCCCACTGGCGTTATTGTAGAGATCCATTAACAATGGGACATCATCCTTGGCGCAACACCATGCACCCAGGTCCAATCTGGTATACCAATGCGGGGATGGGACACTGGTCGCAATACACTGCTCCCGTCGCATTTGTAGCTGGAACATGGGTTGAGCAAATTGCAGCAGGATCAGTAACACCTATCTCTGGTTCTTTTGCTAGCTTCCCCCATGACGGGGCAGGTGGCAACAAGAATTGGTATTCATTGTCTCACACCGCTGGGTTCGGTGGTGATGAATTCCTACAGTTGCTCAGGGTGCCCAGTGATTATTCCGTAATTGAAGAGATCGACGCTCCATTTGCTGCATTTGACAGTTTGGCACTTTATCGTGGGTTAATGGTCAATGCCGGTATCACAGCGGAACTTATGATCACTGGACTTGCCGCTGATACTGTTTCTGTGAACGCCCACCTTGCGTATACGGCAACACCGTTGACAACAACCTCTCCGACATGGACATCGGTGAATAAGTTTTCGGGAACCACAACGCCAACTGGATTCGTGATTCTTTCACCAATGCTCCCCCTTGTTGGGCATCATCTCGGACAGTCACATATGGCCCTTGCGCAGTCCGAAGTGAGTGGAGACATTGGTATTTACACATGGGACTCTCTCAGCGGAACATCTGAGGTTTTAGAGAACACAATATTAGCTTCCGCTTCTCTCCTGAACCAAGTCTCTGGTGGTGGACTGATTGTAAACGATAGTTTCCTTGCTTTCTCTTTCTACGACAATGATGCTCAAGAATTCGTTGTAGTTGGGAAAGATCCCTCAACCTCGACCGTCCTTTTTGAGAGTCGCTCGGCACAGGCAGGTGGGACTACGGCAAACGGAGTCACCAGGGGATCCGCCAGGGCAAACATTACCGCTACAGTGGCGGCAGAGTGTGAGTTCTACGTTGAGCCCATTGTGTTCCCTGCTGCGCCCAAGACAATGATTGTGACTACAGCCGGTGTCACATCAGAACCCACGCTACCGTCTTTGCCAAAAGGAAGCGGTGATCTTTCAAACAAACAATATGCCATTGTTGATGGTGGTTTGATCTACAGACGAGACACACCCGGGTTCACATATGCACTACAGACTAACGTAGTGGACTCTCCTGTTTTCACTGGTGGTGGTGCAGTTTCCCCAATGGTGGCTGATCGTTCTCTTGACCAATCTGATGGCTCTGCCATTCAGGTTCTCTTGGATGATGGAAGTGTCTGGACCTTTCATCCTTCCTAGTGAGGAGGCATCATGGATCCGCTTTCTCAACTAGGTGTCGGTGGAGTTTTCGCTGTCTTTATCATCAGGGAAGTGTTTAATCTCCTAGATAAACGCAAGACCGCTAATGGTTCTATAGAACCAGATGATTCTATCAAGAAGACTATCTATCAGATATCCAAACAGATAGATGACCTACATGACTGGCACAAGGTTACGGATGAGGATGGAGTCAAGGTGTGGTATGTCAGGCGAAGCCTGGAGACCTCCCTCAAAGATCTGTCTGATAATATTAGAATTCAGACTGAGGTTCTACAGAAGATTCTCCAGACACAAACCAATATGGAGAACAATATGAACAAACTAGAGGCTGATCTGGCTAAACAGGCTGACAACAAATCTGTAAGTTCTGTCTAAGTGTTGGTTATCGTTGGTGATCTTTTCCCTTGACAGAGACTAGACTGACCTGCTAGGGTGGAGGGTGGTAGCGGGGGGATAATAAAAACACATTAACTAAAGATAACTAATAAATAAAGATAACTAAGATTAGTTAAATTAGTTAACTAAGGGGATACAAATTTCGTGCCAATTTCAATATTTGAATACGAACAGAATATATACAATGCTGGTGTCCGTGGATGGTGGATTGGATTCTCTGTTGGTATTATCACAGGATTATTGCTCTCTGTTGTTCTTATGTGACACCTTATGTGACACCACTTGACAAGATAAGATCCAGGTGGTAGGATTCATTCAGTGATTAGCGAGGTATTTGAAAAACAAAGTTGCGGTTGTCACGGCAAGGTTTTTGGGTATAACCTACTGTGAGGGAAGAGTTCCCGTGTGTGTGTGGTTTCTCCTTCCGTTGTTGGTCATGGTGTTTCCTTCGTCGCTTCTCTCCTCGCTCTTTCTGTTTCTCTCACGAATGAACTCACAAAAACCCAACTCTTTTAGCCTAATGACTGCACGAAGTTGTTATATTTCATCCGTCAAAATCCTTGTCCCAAAGGGTCGTGCCCCGCTATACGGCTCGGAATCAGGATGAAACACGGGGGTTCGTCTAATGGTAAGACCGTGGGAAACAACCCATGTTGCAGGTTCGAGTCCTGCACCCCAGACCATTGCCCTCATGGATTATTCGGTGTGTAAACCATGAGTATTTCACATTCAAGTAAGATCTTGCAGGGTCGAGCCTCTGGGTGTGGTGTCGGTCAGCACCGGCCCAATCTTTTTAGTGGCTGCAATCACAATGATAGAAGGTTGGGCATTGTAGGGTAGTGTGGAGGGGGGTCCAGTAAATGAGACTGGATCACGCCAGGGGCGAGGATTGGGCCGCCTGGTTGACCCCTGTAGCTCAGTCGGGAGAGCCGTCAGTTCTGGGTCGGAGGTTCGAGTCCTCCCAGGGGGCCATTATGAATATAAAACAAGAACTCAGAAGAGTAGTTGAAAGAATGTTGAATACCCCCAGTTGGGAATCAGATGATTTCAATACTGGGTGGGTTGCGGCTTGTGAAGAATTACTCATAGCTATGGACGGCGAAGGGGATTTTGTAGACATTAATCAGATGATCGCAGACAAAGAAAGCGATGGCGTATGATTCTTGCGTTAATCGCAATCGCTGATGTATACGTGATTGTATGGATGGTCCACGAGTTGAGATATTGTTGGAGGGGGAATGACTAACTTTATTATTGGCCTTGTGGTTCTGGCCGTGTGGGGCCCGTTCTGTCACTATTTCGTCTTTGATTGGGGCCACAAGAAACGGAGTATGAAGTATGATTGGTATTCCGAAGATGAAGATAGTCAACATGTATTCTGTGGGGGAGACAAAGTACCTGATCATAAGATGCCCTAAGTGTGGCATGAGGTTTGGACACCCCGAGAACAGATTTAGTGTTGAATGCCCCAGGGTGGGTTGCATAAATGTTGATGGCCTGGTAAACATCAGAGATCGTTTTAGGGTTGCTGATCTTGAATCTACATGCAGAACGATAATTGGTTCTTCAAACTTCGCTAATAAATGGAGTCAGATAAAATGGACACCGCAGGGCTAGCCGTTGAGATGATGGAGTCAGGTAAATTTGATAGACCTGAGATTTATGTTGCCAAGTTCCAGGCAGCCATTGATACAATCCAGCAACAGACCGCTAAGGCTGTAGCCAATAAGTACAATGGTCAGGTCATGGCATTAGATGAGAAGATCAAGAAACTTTGTGTGGCCTCTAAGAATGTGTGCATTCATTATATCAATGATGGCACCCGCAATGATGATGCTGGGTATAACGATGGTGGATGTTCTGGCCCTTGTGTGAGTTTTGGCTCTGACACTCAGTTGCAGGAATTTGAAGACAAGATTGAGAAGATCGTAGGCGTGCTGGAACAGGAGTTTGGCATCACATTTCCTGAGATTTACGCCGGGGATTAATTTTGTTATACTGCCCATATGGGTGCAATTACTTTCTTCCTCTATTTGAACATTTTTGCTATGGTCTTCGGTCTTGGCTGTGGCCTGTTGGAGTTCAAACAAAGGTTGGCCTATCGTGAGGATAACGCATTTATAAAGTCACTTGGGCTGTCATGTGCATACATGATGTCGTCAATGGTCATTATCAATGCAATCAGAATTGTTATAGCGTTGATGTTTTAGTATGAAACGCTCTACTGTATTATTCCTGGCAAAGAACAGGTTTGCATTTACACAGGCATCTCTGCTATCCGTGCTGAGATACACCAATCCAGAATTGACAGAGAGAGTTGTCTTGGTCGATGGTGGATCCGAAGATGGGACAAAGGAATTCTTGCGTGATATTTGTACTATATATGACGGGCCACACATCCTTGAGTTTGTCGCGGGTCAGGTCGGGCATGTCTGCGATTGTTTCAAATACGTTGTCCCTAGTTGTGGCACCGATTTCCTGGCTAAGATTGACAACGATGTCGTTGTGCCACCTTATTGGATGGATCATTGTGTTGAGATTCTCGATGGCAATCCAAAGATTTCATTTCTTGGGACTGTTGCTAGGGACTCCAAGCCGTTTGATGCCTCAGATGAGGCAGAGAGGTCTACTATTGGGGTCAAGAATATTGGAGGAGTTGGATTATTCAGAACCAAACCATTTAAGAGGACCATGCCGAAGGGAGCAAACAAATACTTTGGGTTCCAGGGGTTCCAGTCTCAATCAGGTGGCGGGTGCGCATGGGTCCACCCAAACATGAGGTGCTTTTTGCTGGACAAGGTTCCTGTTGAGCCATGGAGGGGGCTGACTAAGAATTACATTAGCAAGGGGTATCAACGGAGTTGGCAGCCATACAAGAAGGATCCCGATTTTTGGTCATGGTTCCTTGATGATAATTTTGTTGATGATTATATCTCAGAAGAGGCAATGGAATAATGAGCAAAATCCAAGTGGCAGATGAGCCTTGGTGGACTCCCGGGGCTATTAAGCTGATTGAGGATCATTTGTGTAATGTTCCCGATCCTGGCGCTGACATCCTTGAGTTTGGTTGTGGCGGTTCTACGGTTTGGCTCTCTCGTCTTTGTGCGTCGTTGATCTCTGTAGACCACAACCAAGAGTGGGTGGATGCAGTCAACCAAAAGATCGGAGACCTTGAGCCACTGATTGATGTGTACAAGAGAGATAGGCCGTATCACACGGTGTGCGACAAGATGAAGGGTGATTTTGATCTGGTCTGCGTGGACGGGAGAGACCGGATACAATGTGTTCAAGCGTCTAAGGCGCTGGTTCGGCCTGGTGGGATTCTTCTCTTGGACAACTCAGAACGAGAGAAGTACAAGCCTATTTTCAGTATGTTAAAAACATGGCATAGAATTGAAACTAGCTGGAATTACTTCCATCATCTCAAACAGAAAAGGATTGGATGGTCAACAACAATGTGGATGAAACCATGAATATTGTACCAGGCGAGGAAATTCGTGAGGTGGATGTTTACGGAAAGACATTCACTGTCTTGGCTAAAAATAAGTGGTTCTGGGATCGTGTAGAGAAACGAGTATGGGAACCAGAGACGTTCAAGATTCTCGACCAGTATCTTACCAGAGAGGTTTACTATCTTGATGTTGGTGCCTGGATTGGTCCCACTGCCATGTTCGCGGCAACATTGGCCGGTCATGTTTGTTGTGTTGAACCTGATCCGGTAGCAAGGGCAATCCTGACTAAGAACATGTATATGAACGGGCGCCGTCATAAATTTGATTATGACATCATCCATGGGGCCATTTGCCCTAATAGAGCAACTGTAGTGGTCAAAGCCAGGGGTGCTCTTGGCAACAGTATGACTTCGATATATGGATCTGGCGAAGGCAGAGTAGTCGATGCATACACAATCCAAAGATTAGGCACCGGACCCGACAATCTATTTGTTAAGATGGACACAGAGGGGGCAGAAGCAGAGATTATCCCCGGGGAAATTCAGTTTCTTTGTGACAATAAAGTTACCGTATACTTGTCTCTGCACTGGGACGTGATCCCCGCTGCCAAGCACAAAGGGCTGATTGAGGCCATGTACAAGATGCGAGTGGAGGATGTTCACGGAAACAATATCCCTGTGAAAGATATCTTGAATTATCGAACCGTAATGCTACTTCCTGGTTGACAAATAATTACGTTCTGTGATAGGAGTACACCATGAACATAAAGACCCCCAAGAGGTATTTCATTAACATTGACGGTGATCTTGTCCAGGTCCCGCGCTCTGAATACTACCTTAGTCTGTTGAGCTTCAAGAAGAAGAAACGTAAGAAGAACAACAAGGAGGACCAATAACTTGGCTACCTACCACACTATGATTCAGGTCATGAAAACTCTTGAGCTTTTTGGTAAGTGTCAGATTATTGAGCCTGGTGTAATCGAGGTTCGCGACATTGACAGAATTGCAATTGTACCAAAATACAGATTGGCTATTGGCGAGATCGAGGAATGCGCACCACATTTGCTTGGTGACACGATTAATGGAGCGCACGAGGAAGACCCAACCCAACTTCTTTCGGATCTTGCGCAGAACAACAAGAACTTTATTGAGAATACCAAACCATTTTCTCACGCTATTTCCATGTCCCTCCTGTGGGTGCTGTGGTTCTATGATCATCTCACGATGGACAACAGACAATACGGATCCACACCTGTTGTCTATTCTAGGCCAAGATGGACAAAGATAGCCCACGATCATGAAGATTCAGATGTACTGACTCCGACCGATGTTTACGATTCTGATTGTGGGTTGGATATATCTGATACGAAAAATCTTCCAATCTATGCATCGCACAGGGATATATTAACCCTGTCTTGTGCAAACTTGGCACACCTCAAGGTTCAAAGAAATGAAGAGGGTTTAAGTGGAACAACCAGTCTTGATGAAATGTTTGCGTATGGATTTTGTCTTGCAAACAACATGGATGCGATATTAGAGTGTAGAGAAATTGTCTGTCACACAGATGGACTGGATATTGTTTTTAGGGGAACTGTATTTCATTAAACAAGAGAGGGAGTATGAGCGGAAATTATCACGATCCAGTCAATCATCCGTCACATTACTGTGATCATCCATCTGGTGTGGAGTGTATTGAGATTACCGAACACATGAGCTTTAATCTAGGAAACGCAGTTAAGTACCTATGGAGGGCGGGGAACAAAGATCCTGGCAAGAAAGAACAGGATCTCAAGAAGGCCATGTGGTATATTGATCGCGAGATCGGTAGAGAAGGAACCGTGAACGACCTAGCAATTGATATTGAAACAGTCATGGAGATGTTCCCTAGCATTGTCGAAGATATTGATGAGTGTGATGTTCCACCTGAATGGCTCGATCCAGACGCTGGGAAGATTAAACCATCAAGTTACACACAGGTGTCGATGGTCAAAGACCCACCGAATGATTGTAAAAAGAAAGATACTGATGTCCCGGTAACGTGTTTGTATGACGACTATATCCCGACTAGTGAGACTGTTGGATCAACCACCAAGAAATATAATCAGATGAGAGCATCTGATCTTTTACCCAGCCAGGCACGTAAAAACGTGACACTTGCAGGAGCCTAATTTGAATTATTCTAGACTAGACAATGTTGTACGGTTGTTTGTCCATTACCTTAATAGATTCCCTAATAAGTTTGCTATTGAGAATTACGTCTACAAGACAGACAAGTCAATTGGACAGATCGAGCAAGAAATCAAGAACTCCTCAGAGAGGAAGGAGATCATCAAGGGCTGGTATGTTGAATTTCTTGGAAGGAACAACAAGCCAACCGACAAGGGGATTTATTCACACATACAATCCGGTGCTTCTTATTCGGAACACAAGATAAGTTTTATTAATGCGGCGGAAAGAAGCAAAAGGATAGTGATTCCGGCACTCAATGATTTGTTTGATGCATATGATTATAGCAACGATCTTGTGCTAGCGTGTACTTCTTCGGAGATCGATGCCGCTGAACTTAGGCAGGGCATCGACTCTGTAACCAAGATTGTTGACGATACTAACGCGGGCGCACCAACCCTGCCTCCCACTCCGAGTCCAGACAGTCCAATGAAATTGGGGATTCGCGGTGAAGGGATCCTGAATGGTACAGATTTGATTAATGGACTCCTGGTTGGGATCGGGCATTATACATTTTTGTCCAATCCACAGAATCACGTTAAGTCCGTTAATGATATTGCTAGTTATGGATTCAATCTATTGAGGGTGTTTTCTAGCCTCCCAAGGAACCCCGAATATTTACCCGGGGCTTGGTGGATTTCTCCATGGGAAGATCCAGATAGATATTTTAGGATTCTCAATGAGACACTATCAGAGTGCAAGAAAAACAGGATTCGACTCCTGTACTGTTTCTTTGATGAAGTTACCAGGACAGATAATGTGAACTTTGACAGGGCCGAAAATACATGGAACGGCAACTCACCATCAAGATCGGAAGCGGTGTCAATTATTGATTATCTTGCTGAATCTTTCCCGGCATCTAATGCAGATGCTTTTTTGCCGGAACTGATGAACGAGCCCCCAGGAGATATGAATACTTGGGACTCTAGTTGGAATTCGTTTCTTGTGAATCATTTGTCCAAGGTTACAAGCAACCCAGTTAGTATTGATTACGAAAACCCAGGAGTGGGAACGGTTCTATGGGAGCACGTCCATCCCGGGTATCATAGTAATGGCGGGCTTACCAGAAACGGCACCAAAGATGTTCTTGATACGCTGAATCGTTGGAGATATCGCTATGCAGAACGCAATTCAGCAGTCCATGTTGGCATCAGCACAGATGGCGTACGAGAAGATCGCATATGGGACACAGAAGAGTTCGCCAGGATGATTACTGGTGAAGGGTTTTCTTGTGAATTGATGATGTCATATCGAGCACCAGAGCGATGGAACGATAACGACAAGAGGATTGTTGAGAGATTTGCAAGGGGGGCGGGACTCTAAGATGAGTGACTTCTGGATTCAAACGATGTCGGGCCGCAAGGTGTGCCTGGACAATATTGATCCATCAACCATTGACGAGATGGATATAGCTCATTCGTTAAGTATGCAGTCTAGGTTCAACGGCCACTGTTTGCGGCAGTACAACATTGCACAGCACAGTCTGTTGGTGTATGAGCTAGTCAAGAAGGCCATCGACTACCCCAAGAGGTTCCCACCTCTTACTGGGGCAGACATTGCCCATGAGATTACCGAACTACAGATCATGCTAGGGGCGCTGCTTCATGACAGTTCAGAGGCATATACTGGGGATATTGTTAATCCATTAAAGAGATTCATCAGAAGCAAAACAACTGCATTTGATGACCTAGAAGAAGACATCACCAAAGTAATCTTTACGAAGTATGATTGTGTAACGACATATTCTCTGGGCCTAATCCATCCTTTGATAAAAGACTGCGACAGAGAGGCCCTAGCTATTGAGAAGAAGTATCTAATGATCCCGATTGCTGACATTTGGGGTAAGTTGCCGAACGTAGACTCCCATCCTCCCATTGATTGCCTATCTCCTGAGAGCGCCAAACACGAGTTTATAAAGGTGTTCAGCCATCTTAGGTCACAAATTAAACTAATGAGAACCATTGATGCCCGTTAACTCGCTCCCATATCCAGAAGAATTTGAGAGAATGGTATACGCCAGAGAGGTGGAACCATCCTACTCTGCCATCGCCAGAAGGTTTGGGGTGAGTCGGGCGTGGGCCAGTAAGTATTACAACAAACAGGGTGTAGACATCCAGACACTCAAGAGGTCTAGGCAGATCACCATCAGCAGATGCGATTGTATTTCTGTCATATCTTCGGGTAAGACGATTAAAGCTGGGGCCGAAACATTTGGGCTGAGTCCATCTCAATATAAGCGCTCCCTAAGAGAACATGGATTGACACAAAGGAAGAGGTTAGATATTCTCAGAGAGATCCACAAGAGACAGGCCAACGAGGAATATCTTTATTTGTGCGACAAGGCCGGTAGGAATCTGTCCTCTCATGACCTAAAATCCCAGAAGAAGCATAAACTATATGGCAGGATTTATAGATTATTTGGTTCGTTTGTGGAGTTCCGCAACCAAGTGGGTGAGGGCAAAAGTGGCTAAGAAAAAACAAGCAGAAGAAAGAAACGTACAGATTGTAATCTTTGGTATTATGCCATCTGGCGAGAGAGTTGATATTATTTCTGCTGGGCAGAACATTATTCTTCCATTTTCTGAAGCGGACACTGTGAGAAAATACATTACAGCCACATTGACCAAGGGGGAAAATATTGGATTTTCCTTTGACGTAGACGATCGTGAGATCGAGAAATTGAGTGTCTTTATTTCTTCAAGTATAACAAGCGTTACAATTGGGATTATGAAGATATAGTGTTGACATTGGTTGTTCTGTGTGATACAAAGGCCGCTAACAGGAGGATTGTCGTGGACAAATTGGAACGTAGAGATAGAATTCGTAATCTGATTAAGTCTCGTGGGAAGCTAGGAGCATTCGTTAGCTCTTGGAATGTCAGCAGATACAGACTAGCTAAACTGACTGATGACCTGCCCGATGGCGAGGTGTTTGATAAGTTCGTTAAAACGTTCTCTGTTGACCCTGGTGAATTTTGGGACGGTGATGATCTCGATAAGATTAGAGCCAGGACAGGGAACCGGGGCCGCCCCGTTGGGGCCAAGGTGCGCAAGACAAAGCTAGTTGAGATTATGCTTTCGTCTAACGACGATGACGACGACTACATTGATGACCTGGATCATTTCTTTTAGATTAAAGATCACGCAATCTAGATATTAGACCTCCTGCCGGGTGTTCCTTCCTGGTTGGGGGTCTTTTTTTGTGCTCTTGACTGTTTAACATTAATAATGTATGGTAATTTCGGAGGTTTAGGTAATGGCGAGTTCCACTGCGGACAAGAAAATTACTGAATTCATTAAAGACTTAAATTCTACAACTCCAAGAAAAAGAGCAAAAAGGGAAGATGGCGTAATCGCCATGTTGGAGTTGTTGGACCCACTTGAGCTAAATAACTTATGTGGGAACGACAAAGAATTCAGGTTAACCGTAGATGCAGAGAACCGCCGTGCCGTTCTCAAGGCACAACATCTTCTTCATCTTGTACTAGAAGAGATGATGTCAGAGGAAAGACTTGAATGCACGAATCTTGATGACCTGAGAAAGACAGCAGATGCTGCTGCAAAGATTTCCCAGCTTCTCAATAACAGGCCCACTGCCATTGCAGGGAAGCCTGACTTAGATGAATCAAGTGATGACGACATTACCAAGAAACCACATTCTTCACTTACCGATGATGAATTGGCAGTGATGATGAAGAGAGCCCAGGACAACAAGCAGAGGCTAGAAAAGAATATTGGTCCTGTTAGGTTACATAAGGATAAGTAGTGGCAGAGAAGAAAGTATTCAAACGCAAGGGTAGTTCTAGTTGGCTAAAAGATAGCCAATACTACAATCCTGCCAGGCTCAAGTTCGCCAACAAGAAGGAGCGCGAAGAGTTTATCGGACAAATGCTTCTTGAGGAATCCCTCATGGAGGAGAGTATGATCCGCCAGGCCAGGGTGGATCCCTGTGTATTCATTGAATACGTGATGAAGGACGATAGCCCTGATAGTGGGAACAGGAAGATTGAATTAGCCAAGTTCCAGAGGGATCAACTTATCCCACATTTTATGGACAATCCGAATGCCATTGCCGTGATCCCAAGAGAACACGGCAAGACCACAATCCTGATTGGTTTGATCCTGTGGTTGATCGGCAATAATCCAAACATTCGTGTGAAGCTGGTCTGTAACTCAGATGACAACGCAAAGAAGCGATTAGGTAAGATTGTTACCTACATGATGCACGATCCTGATTTTAAGAAAGTGTTTCCTGACATTAAGCCAGATCCCCGTGCCTCATGGACCAAAACAGCTATTACGGTGAAGCGTGACACAATTGCTGTAGACCCAACCATTGAGGCGTGTGCAGTTCTTTCTACGGCTACCGGTGGACGCGCTGACGTTCTGCTTGTAGACGATCCGGTTGATGCTAGAAATACCATCCAAAACCCAGCACTCCAGAAAACAGTTAAGTCTGTGTTCAAGAGTGTGTGGATGAATATTCTAGTGCCCAATGGAAAGATTTGGTATATTGCTACTCTTTGGAGCAAGGCAGATCTCACTCATGAACTGATGAAGAACAAGAGGTTCAAGACCCTCAAGATTGAGGTTGGGCCTGACTACCAGACAATTTGGGAAGATCGTTGGCCCAGAGAACGACTTGTTGAAAAGAGGGAGTCTATTGGCTCCGTTGAGTATGACAGAAACTTTAGACACCTTGTTGTATCAGATGAGGACAGAATTTTCTCTGACTATGTGTTGTCCAGACTTCCCAACGACAGACTTGGGATCGAGGATATACCAGATAGCTGGAGTAAGTTTGGGGGTATCGACCTCGCCATATCAAAGAGACTAGATTCAGCATACACAGTAATGTTTACAATTGCAGTAAACCCAGAGAATAATCACAGAGTTGTGTGTGAGATTGCTAGGGGGAGATACTCGTCCCCAGAGACAGCACAGATGATTGCTCGTCAATTCGACAAGTGGAAACACCAGATGATTTATCTTGAAACAAATGGTTACCAAAGAGCAATCAAAGAATGGATGGAAGTAGCTGGTTATAGTATTATCCCAATGAGGTCATTTTTCACTGGTGCCACCAGCAAAATGGACATTGCAACAGGTGTTAGCTCTATTGGTGTAGAGATGGAAAATGGCAATTGGGAAATACCTATGAAAAACCATGAAGAATCTGGTATGATAGGTGGAGATCAATGTCGATGTTCTTTCCATAAATATCTGACTGAATTGAGACATTATCCACTTTCTGAAACTACTGATATTGTTATGGCTTCTTGGCTTGCCCGGGAGGCAGCTAGGCGTTACCGGGGGGGATCATTCATTAGGGTTATAGGTGAGAGCGATCCAGAAGAGGATCATGTACCTGCGCCTAGACTGATTGACAGCATTGACAGCCACGGCCCGCTAGAGCGGTTAGGAATTTTTTAATGGGTTTTTTTGATAGAACCAATAAGCCATTGTCGGTTACTGCAAAGATCCTTCACAAAGAAGAGAAGGCTTCTGCGCAAACACCACTGGTGTCAACTAGTGCAGTAGATGTTAGCAGCTCCAGTGTTGACATTGATTTCCAATCTCTTCCCGACTTTTATTCAACATCTTGGGTTTATGTATCCGTTAGCAAAACTGCAAATTCATGCTCTTGTATCCCAATTAAGGTTTTCAACAAAGAGATCATCACGAGAGAGACTGAAACCAAGGATGCACAAGGGAATGTTGAAACAGTAAAGTTCGAAGAGGAAAGGATAAGCAGGGTCCACGGGGCAAGACTAGAGCGACTATGGAAAAAGGCCAACCCCAACATGAACGGCACAGACCTCATACGGGATCTTGTGTCCTACATGTTCTTGACCGGACAAGGGATGCTTGAGGTTGTCAGAGACGGGAACGATTCTCCATCTGAGCTATACATTATTGACCCCAGAAGAATGGAGCCGATTCCAGATCCCAAGACCAAGATCAAGGGGTGGAAATATACAGTCAACAATAAAACGATATTTCTTGATAAGAGGGACGTAATCCATATCCCATTTTTCCATCCAAGTAATAATTTCTGGGGGTACCCCACGTCTAAGACCGCCAAGCGCAGGGTACTGACAGATGAGAAGGCCCTTTTGTTTAGGGAGAGATTCTTTGACAATAACGCCCTTGTCACCGGAGTCCTTGAGACCGATCAGGAATTGACCGATCCTCAATACAAGCGAGTAGATAAGTTCTGGTCACAAACATATGCTGGTGTCCGTAATTCACATAAAGTAGCTATTCTTGAGGGGGGCTTAAAGTTCAAAGCCATCTCACACAAAGCTCAAGAGATGGAATACAATGCCGGTAGGGAGTTTCTCAGGGATGAGATTTTTGCCATTTACGGCATGTACCCTGCGGTTGTGGGGATGAGTAAGGGCTTGAGTTCTGGTGAGATCGAGCAGCAGTACAAGATGTATTACCAGGAAACAATTATGCCCATCATGAAGCTGATTGTATCCAAGATTAATGAGTTCTTCTTTGGTGATGCGCGATTTAACAATAGGCGGCAACAGCAGTTTGCTATGTTTGACTTTTCTGAGGTGCCCGCAATGCGCGGTGACATTGAGGCTGAGTCTCGCATGGCTGCTCGTTATGTGGATCGTGGAATTATGAAGATCAATGAAGCCAGGGCTTCGTTCCTGCATATGCCATCTGTTGAGTGGGGAGAGCATTTCTTCAAACCAATGAATCAGGAGCTTTGGGTCCCCGGTCAGACTCCCGTACAGGAAGGCGAGAACCCCAGTGGTGGACCGGGAACGTCCCCTGGCAACGATGGAACACAACCGGGGACAGAACCAGATCGAGGCCCCGGGGAAGACCCTGAAATTGATGTTGGTCAAACTTAATGATATTATGTGGACTTTTATGTATTGTCGTGATATATTCTTTTTAGACTTTTAAGGAGGGTGGGTTTTGGATATTACTATTCCCTTTAGTACAGAAACTCTAGGTAAGGACATTCTAGGTGATTTTAATATTGATGGGAAAGGTATGTTCTTTGCTCCCATCCAGAAAGCACTAGGAGATAACAGTACCGGCACGGTAGTTAGGGGCATGGCCTCTACGTCAGATGAAGATAGGACTGGAGATATTGTCCTACCGGATGCGTTCCGGTCTTCCATTGAATTCTTCATGAGCAACAATCCCCTGATGTTTCTTAACCATAATTGGGACGCACCAATTGGTAGAGTTACGTCGGCAGAGATTACCTCGTCTGGGTTGGCAATTGTAGGTAAGTTGGACGATGCCGCTGACAATCCAGAGGCAAAGCGTGCGGCAGGGTATGTGGACCGTAACCTGTTGAATGCGTTTAGTATTGGGTTCAGGATTCTGGATTTTGATTTCCGTATGGATCCACATGACGAGTTTTCGATTGTGGGCATGATCATCAAGGATCTTGAGTTGCTTGAGGTTTCTCTTGTAACCATCCCTGCTAACCGCAATGCGACGACAAACTCTTTCAAGATGTTTGGGCAGGTTGGTAGCGACCTCCAAGCCAGGAAGATGGCAGAGCACAAGAAGAATCTTGAACACAACGAGACCAAGAATCTAGTTGTAGAGATTGAGGAGATCCAAAATATTACTACAGAGACTAAAGAGATCGAGGAAAATTCCCCCAGGGGGGTTGCCGAGATCAAATCTGATTTGTATGGCATTCTTTGTGATGATGACTTTGGGACGCTTGAGGAAGACGAGGAGCTTTCGCGGGCAGTAAAGTATTCAGAGCTGGCCCTTGAGCTAGACAGTTCCGGTCTGCATTGCCCCCACTACAGGAAACATACGAAGATGGAGATCAAGGAGATTCTTGACGGTAAGCGCTATGAGTTCCAACTCTTTTTCGCAGATGACGAAGAGGTTATGGTTTGGGAGAATACTTCCAATGAGATTCATAAGCTCAATGAAATGCCGAGAATGATCAAGAATCACATCAAGTCTACGGATACCTACAACAAGCTATCCGAGATTAATACACTAGTTAAATGGTTTAATAATTGTAATGCACTTGACAATACCGAAATTGAAGTGCATAATGTTGATAATTCTTTGGAAGACGAAACTACCGAGAACGTAGTCAAGTCGCCTGAAACCGAGAAGGTTGAAGTTCCATCCAAGAATACCGGTGGTGAAAGTGCGAAACTGGAACTGGCCGTAGCAATCAAGGGTGTGCTGGACAAGCTAGATAGCATTGAGAAGGCACAAAAGGGACGAGATACCCAGGTAAACGTGCTGATTGAAAGAGCAATCAGCCAAGCTAAACTTTCAGGAGATTTGTAAATGTCTGACGAGAATGTTGTCACTATTGATGACCAGCTTGTCGAGGCCGTTAAGGACATTAATGCTAGGTTGAAGGGACTTGAGACCGGTGCGGTTGAGAGTCGAGAAGCTGAGATTAATGCTGCTGTGCAGAAGGCTATTGCCGATCATGCAGAGCGGACCACTGCGACCCGCAAGACTGAGGATGAGGTTGAGTTTCAGGCCACTCAGGCCAAGGCTAGTTACAAGAGCTTTGTTAATTCGAGAACTGCTAAGGGATCTGACAACGAAGAGGCGCAGCGTCTTAATGATGAGCTGCTTCTTATGTCCAAGATCACCCAGCGTCCGGTCCAGTCCCTCAAGGGATTCGGTGAGTTTAATGCTCTAATGAAGACCTTGTATACGTCCAACACGGGCGGCGGCGAAGAGTATATTCCTACCCTTCTGTCCAACCGTCTTGCTGAGAAAGTGCGTCTTGAGCTGCGGGTTGCCGCGCTTTTTGATGACTTTGTTATGCCTTCGCAGCCCTTCGATTGGCCGCTGGAAGGTTCCGATTCTTCGGCGTACCTCGTCGGTGAGTCTACCAGCGTAATTGTTGGTGCTACTGTTATTGCTAATTCGGATCCTGGCACCGCCAAGGTCCAGTTCTCTGCTGTGAAGCTCGGTTCCAAGACAATCTTCTCTGCCGAGGTTGATGAGGATTCTTTGATCCCCATTATGCCGTATGTTGAGAAGAAGATTGCTCAGGCCATGGCTAACGCCGTGGAAGATGCGATTATCAACGGTGATACTGCTGGCACACATCAGGACTCTGATGTTCTGTCTGCTGCCGATCATCGGAAGGCTTGGGATGGTTTGCGCAAGCTGACCAACGCTGGTGCGAAGGTGGCTCTTACTACTTTCAGTGAGACCAACCTCCGAAGCATCCGTGGCAAGATGGGCAAGTACGGCGTCAATCCCCGTGATCTTGTGTACATTGTGTCGCCTGCTGGATACAACAAGTTCCTTGATCTGGATGACGTGACTACTCTGGATAAGTATGGTCCCCAGGCGGTTGTGATTACTGGCGAGCTTGCTAAGTTTGACGGTATTCCTATCATGATCTCTGAGTTTGTGCGCGAGAACCTCAATGTGACTGGCGTGTATGACGGTATTACCGTTAACAATACTCAGGCGATTCTGGCCCGACCCGATCAGTTCCTTATTGGACGGAGGCGTCAGCTTACCGTTCAGTCCGAGAAGCTGATTGAGGAGGATCAGGTCAAGGTTGTGGCTCATGATCGGCTGCACTTCCGCCATATCAACGAGACGCCTACTGCGTCTAACTTCGTTGGTTTGGGCAATGACGTGGCTGTCTAAGTAGTCTAGGTTTTACTCTAACAGGAAGGCGGGGTGTTATTGCCCCGCCTTTCTTTTTGTGGTATGGTAATCTTGATTATTTAGGAGGTAATCCGTAATGCCGAAATATGGACATTTGGTTCGCTGTACTGCTGATTGTGAGAATTACGTTAAGGATGCCGATTACACTGTGGGGTTGAACATTACAGAGCATGAGGCAAATCGAGTCTTTTCTGAACACCCTAAGTGCTGGACGGTGTTGAGGTTTAATTCTAAATTTAAGGATAAGAACCCAAAGCCAAAGTCCAAGGCAAGCAAAGAGAAAGTTGAGGATACCGTGGACGAGCCCGTGCAGTCTGATGTTGCCGATGTAACGGAGCAGATTGAGATTCCAGAGGTAAAGACTACTGGCCTGAAAAGCCCCGGTAAGACGTATAAGCCAGCGTGGTCAAGCCACAATCTATCTGACAAGGACGATTAATGTCTCTTACCTTTGTAACCATTCAGGATTTAAGGCTCCATTCTGGGCTGACCGTTGGTGATTCCAGCAATGACACATTGCTGACGGACTATGCAGAATCATCTGAGGCTGAAATCCTCAATATGGTCCCAAGGTTCAAGGGCAGGATCTGGAATCAGCCGCTGTTTGTTGCGGCAGAGACACATGATCACCAGCCCAATGATATGTCGCCGGATGATTCTATTGTCCTGAAACATTATCCCGTGGCTTCTGTGGCGGGTGTCACCGATCTGAGCACTAACCTGCCCGTGAACACTGGTAGCTATTTTGTTAGGCCAGATGAAGGCATGGTGACATTCTTTCCCACTGACATTGATGTTGTGCTGGATACTATTTCTCCGGGGTTGAACACATCTCGTTTCCGCCCTGGCCTGGCGAGGGGCAAGCGTAAGTATACGATTTCATACACTGTTCCTGCCATGGAGACACCGGCAGACCTAAAAGGACTTGTGCTTAGGAATGCCAGGAATGAGTTTTTAGCTAAGGGTATTCCTGCCAATGTTCGATCCATCAAGGTTGGTGACATGGAGGTTGAGAACGAGCCCTCTGGCCGTAGGCAGGCGTATTTTACTGATTCTGAATTCAATGTGATCAGAAGGTATATGGACTTTTATAGACATTCTACTGCGTTGTAACCATGTTAGAACTTCCAATCCCAGATTTTTTCCGAGTGAGTATACCCTTTACGGTATATAGGAAAACCGACTTCACATTGGATAGTGGAGGAGGCATTGCCGTTATTGGCGCTGGCCTGACCAGGCAACCGGATTCTCCGGCAAAGCAGTTGACCATTATGACGGGTGGTGGCGTGGGTGATTTCCCTGTTGATCTAACGTTTACTGGCACAGACGAAGACAATGTAGGTATCGTAGAAACGGTTACGTTTACGGACAATGGATTCAAGATTACCAGCAAGGTATTTAAGACAGTAACATCTATTGGCACAGTGGTGCCTGGTGGGTATTCGGATTCGGCTACGTTTACGATCCAGGCAAGAGCCAGAGGGAATGAGCCAATCTTTTCAAAGGTTGCAGTAAAGGCTGGGTTTAATCCAAGTTTCCAGCCAACTACAAATTTGATTGACAAGATTAGATATCCCACTTCCGGCATGGAAGAAGAAGCGCACTCTGAGATCTACTTTAATAGAGATGAGTTCACTCCTATTTTGAGGGATATTTTTTCTAGTTCAGATTTGGGTGATTGGGAGGTTATTCATATTGCAACTTGGTTGCAAAGCCATTATAAACTTAGAGCAAAGAGGTTGTAAAAATCCCGCTCGGAGGATAGATGTCAAGAAACGTCGATAAATATCTCAAGAGAGTCAAGAACAATAACGACAGAGAGAAGTTGCTCAGAGAGTCGATCTTGTTGTCTGGTTATTTCAATGTTAATGATCTTGAGATTGACGATCATTTGAATTTCTGTATTGATATGACGTTCAATCCAAAATCCACAAGCTATGCAGAAGCGTTGATCACATCAGACATTGATACTGTAATTGGCAAGATCGTGTGTCAGATTCTTGACATCATGATTGTTTCGTCAAGGCTATTCCCAAAACTCAAGTACAGGTACGAAGCCTTCAAGGTGGCTGTAAACTACCACTCAGACGCCCCCGGTGAGTCGTGGCAGCTAGGCTTCTGGACACACAGGGATGCAATCTTGAAGATCAAGTTATCGAGGGAGTTCAAGGAACACGGGATCAAGAACAAAGAGGTTATCACCTCCTGGCTAAAACAGACCAACATGAGTACATACAAAGAACCTGTAGCACAGGAAATGTTGGCATGAATGTAATTTGTATTCTTTATGATTCTCTCAGACAAGATTGTGTACAAAGATGCCCATCTTTTGTGGAACTAAAGTCAAGAAGCCTGTATGTCTCAGACATTATGGCTGCATCTACTTGGACCAAGACATCCATAGCATCAATTTTCGCGGCAGCATATCCGGTAGAACACGGTGTGTATTATGAGAATAGCGTGTTCCCCGATCAGGAGACATGGCTTCATAAGCTCAAATACTCACTGAGTACGAAAACTACTGGTATTAGCTCTAACCCGTGGATCATGGAAAAGTTTGGATTCAGCAAGTTATTTGATAATTTCAAGTATGTGAACTGGGATCCTCACAGTCCAACGATTGGTTCAGAGAAATGCTGTGATACAAAAATATACAGCATGCTGAAAAAGATGTTCAGTGAGCACACATCTAACAACTTTGTATATACTCATATGATGAGGACGCACCAGCCATATCATGCCAATTCTTATTGGGCGGGAGTTCAGGCTTGTGGTCAGCAAGTCCTTGATTTCATTGACTTTATTGACAATGGCCCCAATGCGGACAACACAGTTGTCATGGTCGTGTCTGACCATGGTGAATCACTAGGTGAGAACGGGTTCAATTTTCATTCAGATAGTGTACAGCACGTAGAGGCGAAGGTTCCCATGTTCCTGTACAGCAAGGGATCCGCCCAAAGTATGGGGACAGTGATGGATGAGTTTGTTGGGTCCAATGTTGATATTGGTCCTACCATTCTTGACATCTTTGGCCTGGGCGAAGACGTATTAGAGTCCTTTCTTCCTGGTATCAGTGTATTTGACAATCCAGATCCAAATAGAATCAGGATCATTGAGTCACATGCGAGAGGCAAGACGGGCATGGGGAGGAAAACCGCCATTGTCCAGGGGAATAAAAAGACAGTATTTCACGGCGACAAGCTAGAGTATGTTTGTGACCCACACACAGAAGCCAGGATAAAATCAATAGGATCAACTAGTGCTATTGCAACTGAGATCTTTATGGGGTATAAGGATCATGAAGTAGATGTTTTCAACTCGCTTCCGCAAGAAGATGTGGACCAGATTAAAGTTGAAAACAGCATGAAAGAATTAGGATATCTGTAATTCTCAATGAGGCCGTCAGGTCCGAGGACGCAATGAAAGAAACTACTGTTAGCGTAATTATCCCCACATATAATCTGATTTCTTGTTTGTCCGACTGTGTTGAATCAGTTAGGGCACTTTCTGATTGCAAGATCCAGCTCATTGTAGTGGACAATGCACCCGATGACGAGGGAACAAAGGCATGGTGTGAGTCGTTTGGTGACATTGAATATTACAGGAACACAGTCAATAATTTTCCGTCCGCGATCAATCTTGGGATGGAACATGCTGTTGGTGATTACATTGTCTGGCTGAATAATGACACTATCGTTTGTCCTCATTGGGACTCTCGTTTGATTGAAGCCTTCGCAGGGGGAGAGGCCGCATATCAGATTGAGGTAGGTGCCGTGGGTCCTATTTCAACCACAGTTGGCGGGCCACAAAGAGAAGAGAATCTTGCCTATACAGCAGATGGATATGAGAAGTTTACAGAGGAAATCTATCAAGCACGCAAGGGTGCATATGAGATGAGTGGATTCCTCACAGGGTTTTGTCTCATGGTCAAGGCATCTGCCGCCAAGAAAGTAGGGAAGCTAGATGAAGATTTTGGCATTGATGCACACGGTGGTTTTGAGGACAATGATTATATCACCAGACTTATTCATTCTGGCTACACAGCTATTATTCATCGAGGGGTATTCATCCATCACCAGATGAGTAGAACATTCCGCAAGTTCTTTCCAGAGGACAAAGTGGGGATGGTTAATAAGTCCAGGTTCTACAGAAAATGGAAGGAGATCAATAAGCAGCACAATAAGCTAGCTGTTTGCTATCGTGTTCGTATCCCCAATGACAGACACATGGATTACTTTGAGAGATCTCTTAGTAAGTGTGCATCATTCGCTGATGGTATCGCAATCTTCAACGATCACTCTACTGTAGATAATTTTCACGACAAGGTGAAAGCTGCATGTGGTCCGTGTGAAGTTGTGATCCACGACAAAGAAGGTGATCTATTCAATGAACGTGATGATAGGAATCAGAACATTGATTTGGCTAAGTCTGCGTTCAATCCTGATTGGTTGATTACCCTGGATCATGATGAGATTTTCGAGGATGCCGTAACCCGTCAGTCCTTGGAGAAGCTCATGAACTTCCCTGATCCTGTCATTAAGTCTTATGGATTTCATTTCTGTACTTTCCATAATGATGAAAATAAGTTCCGTAAAGATGGTACTATGGGGAACATGGCTGGGTACAGGATGTGGAGGAACGTACCAGGCAGGAAGATCATTCGTGGGAACAAGATTGGCTTGCACTGCGGCAATCATCCTGAATTCTCTAACCTTGAGAGATCATTCACTAATTTCAGAATCAAGCACTTGGGATACGTTGACAAGGTACAGGACAGAGAGAGGAAGAAAGATTACTACAATAGTCTTGACACAGACAAGAAGGTCAATCTGATTGGCGCTGACAATTATGACCATGTGGCAGATGAGAGCACTCTGAGATTGTACACCTACAAAGAGAACAACGGCGCTGCGCTTGTCCTGATGGTAAAGAACGAGGAGGACTATATTTCTGAGCTGCTAAATCGGCACGGCGCCATGTTCCCAGAGATCATTGTTGTTGATACTGGATCCACCGATCACACTGTTGAACTTTGTAAGTATTTCACAGACAAAGTATATCTATTCAACAAAGAGACCAGGCCGCAGTATTTTGACGAAGATGGAACATTGATGGACCTCTCTGCCCCCAGGAATTTCGGATTAGATCAGGTCACAGAGGAATGGGCCGTAATTCTTGATGCAGATGAATATATCCATAACCCATTGGTAGTTCGTCACATGATGGATGAGAACACAATTGATGCCTATCAGCACCAGATTAAGAACCTCCAGAGGAACGGTCACTATACCATCTCAGAGTCCATCAGGACCGTCAGGATGAGTTCCAAGCTGCGTTGGACGGGTAGGGTACACGAGACAATCGACAAGAAGACAAGCCCCAATTCTGTTGTCACCATCCCCCATGGGCTTGATCATATTCATACTGGATTCCTCAAGTCACAAGAGAAGGTCCATGCCAAACTTGAACATTACTCAAAGTTGCTACGGGCCGACCTACAGGACAACGCAAACAATGCCAAGGCTCACTACGCCATAGGCGCACACTTCATGAACAAAGATAGATGGATTGAGTGTGAGGCTGCGTTCACAATTGCCTGCAATCTAGAGAAGACTTTTTACCCACCTCGTAGGGATCTTTGTTATTACTACATGAGGAAGGGCGCGACACTAATGCAGCAGACACTTGAGTTCCTCCCACAAGACCATACGTTCCGCCCACATGCACAGAAAGTTCTAGATTTTGTTAGAGAGAACTGTGGTGTGTTAAAGGTTGGGAATCCTGATTTGAGCGACAATACGGATGTTTTGGAATACCACAAGATTATGAACAAAATGTTTGCTGATGACAACTACAAGGATATTGTGAAATCTACAGGATTGACAGACCTGTAAGGATAATGTAGAGTTTAATCATGGCAGATATATTTGGATTCAGCAATGTTAAGGGGACAAGCAATAAGAACATTATTACTGCCGGTGACAGTAATTCGGTAATGCAGATACAGGTAGACTTTAGCGAGATTACACAGCTCTTTGCTATCTATAATGAGAATGGAACAATTGCCAGAGGAGCCAGGGCGGCAATTAATCGAGCATTCAAAAAGATGGCAACCACTACACGTACAAGATTGAAGGCAAATACCAACAAGAATAAGTTTGACAACAGGAGAAGTGGACGAAATCTTACATTTAGGCGCAAGGTGATTGTCCCCTATGCAGCAAGGACCGCCAAGGATAGGTCTCACATTACCAGCGGGAATCCACAACTGATAAATAGATTCAATAGTGACATGACTAAGGGCGTTGATATCACCCAACCAACCGATCCAGACAAGAACAAGATTACGGTTCAGATTGGATGGGATCCAAAAGCGACGAGAGTGGGGAATAATCGAGTAGATCTTCGCCATATCCCGGGGGTCATTACCGGTAAACGATTCTCTGTTCCTCGTGACGTATTGACTCTTACTTTGAACGAGGTTGAAAAGAACTTTGATGATATACTCAACAAAGAGATGAATAATTTTATTAGTTCAGATTCGATCAGCCCATTCTCTGCCACAGGCAAGGGGGCCTCTTTGTCTGTTGGCCTCAATGATCTTGGATTCCAGGCAGCCCAGGGAATTGGTGACTTTATTTCGGGTGTGTAATTATGGATAGAGTATTTGATGTAGTCACGACTTCCTTGATGAACGATACATCTGTTACGGATATCGTTGGCTCTAGGATCAGCATGGGACATATTGCAACATTGTCTGAACCTCAGTTCCCATTGGTCACACTTGAGTTTGAGGTACGCGGTGATGTGTTGGTCCCTGGTGCCGTGGTCAGGCCACCCATCCAGATTTCGTCCTGGTCCCTCCGCAGCTTTACGGAAGCGGCAAAGATACTGAGACTGATTGAGAAGAACTTTATTGACAATATGCCCATCCAGAATGATGACTTGAACATTACTCTGTCGGTATTGGGCACACCCACATTCGCTGCATTTTCGGAGGGCGAGAGCGAACCTAGATCATACAGTGGTATCCAGTCTTATGACTTGAGTGTTTGTTTCAAGTAAGAGAGGACTTTATGTCTGAGAACAGTAGCAAGAACAATAGAGGCAAACCCAGGCAAGAAGAGATTGCCAGTATGCCATTTGACAAGCGATGGGAGTGTACTAGGTGCAGTAAACTTCTTGCGTTTGTTGGGTCTGAGGATGAGAATTATCTTAGGATCAAGTACAAGGATCTTTATGTCCACACCTACAAGCCTCACCATATTGGGGTGAACTGTGTGCAATGTGGGCATTATAACGAGATTTCTCAAGAGAATTTTGGGGAGAGATATTCTTTCGACATTAAAGATGATGGTGTCCATTTCTTTGATTCCAAGTGTGAATTTGACAAGCAGGTCTTCACCCAGGAAAACATTGATGATTTTTATATCTTGCTTCAACAGCTATAAGATGCTATATTATTTCTGATTGTGCTTACTTTAAGGGGGTGATTTCTTGGCACTTAATGTTCCTAGTGGAAATGTAAAAAATGTTTCCTTCGGTCCTGGCGTTCTGTTTATTGGCGCTCCTGGTTCTACGCCTACTACAGACGTTGGGTATGTTCGTGGGTCGCAGCTTTCGTTTGCCCGAACTCCTCTTGATCTGAATCAGGGTATGCCTGATACGCTTATCAAGCGCTGGATTACGGCTGAACAGGCTACTCTTACCTTTACTGGTCTTGAGTTGACTCTTGCTAACCTCAAAGACGCCCTTGGCGCTGGCGAGATTAGTGGAACTAACCTTGGACTCGGTGGAGATCTGAATACTGAGGAAAGAGCGGTTATGCTTCGGCATAGCACTCAGGCAGGTTATACTATTTTCGTAGACTTCTACTTTGCCACTCGCGAGGGTGACTTTAGTATGTCTTTCGAGAATGACTTCCTTGAGCTTCCTTTTGGCTTCCGGGCGCTGGAGACAGCAACCGATTGGGCCGGGGCTGCGCTTTCTGAGCAACAGAGGCTGTTCCGCATTCGTCGTTTGGTCTAATTTCTATTCACTCTGAGGAGGGATAACTCCCGTGGATAACACTATCGTCACAGAAGAAGATGTCGTTAAAGATAACCCTCTTGCCAAGGAGCAGGAGATTTATTTTAGTATTCCTGAAACCATCAAGACAATTGATGGCGACCCCAAGAAGGTCAAATATCCTATCTCTTGGAGGAAACAAGAGAACATTGTAAAGATCTTTGCTAGTGCGGTTCAGAAGAACCCATTCCCTAGCAACATGACAAACATTGGTGAGGTTGTAAACTTTGCCGTCAAAACCCTTGGAGATGTCAGTGGCGACGTTACTGCCATTTGCGCCATTATCCTTGACGAGTCTGAGGATTGGGTAATGGACAAGCTGGAGTTCGAGACAGTGATGGAGGTAGTCGTCCCTTTTGTCGTAAAAATATTCTCGACCGTGAACAAGACAGTTCTGAGCGGGACGAAGCAGAAGACAGGATCAAAGCTAGTGAACGCCATGCGCAAGTAAGTCAATATGCTATCACTAGATTTATTCACACTTTCATGTATAATTACAAGGGGTGGACTGTAGATACTGTACTGGACACACCCAAGGAGGTTTTGGATAGATTGTATATTTCCATTGCTAGATCGAACTTTGAAGAATCGTATGAACGGGCCTCTATGGCAGGTGCCAAGCAGGACTCCCTTAGTAATATGAGAAGGAAGTTTGATAATGCCATCTATAAATTGGAGGGCAAATCCGGGGATCAGGTAGAATCACAGATTGACCCAATGAAGCAGATTGATCAAATGAATGCACAAATGGCAATGCTTGGAGGAGGACAATTTATTCCCGTAGTGGATGTTAAATCTGAATAGGGGATGAGTTAAGTGCCAGGACTTAGAGAATTTGCAATTACGCTGACTGCCGATGTCGGCGGGATGGTTCGCGGGATCAAGAGGGGGACTGAGGCATTTGATGCCTTTGGCTTTGAAACTCGCCTTGTTTTAAGGACCATCGGGACAGCAATTACGGCTCTTGGCGCTGGTATCTCTACATTTGTTGCATTTGGTGTTAATGAGTTTAAGAAGTTCGAGAAAGAACTCAATAACTTTACTACTCTTCTTTTTGACGATGCCTCTACAGCAACAAATGAGATTACTCAACTAACAGAAGAGTACACAAAAGCAATTCTCGATCTTTCTGTCGCATCTGGAAAGACTGCCGTAGACCTCGCAAGAGGTTTGTATGATGTTATTTCTGCTGGTTCACAAAGCATTACAGATTCGTCACAAGCAATTGAAGTTCTTACGGTTGCCACACAGTTGTCGGTTGCTGGTCTTTCTAGTGTAGAAACTGCCGCAGATGGTGTAACCACAATCATGAATGCCTACGCTACCTCTAATGTTAGCGCAGCGGAGGCAGCGGATTTCCTGTCAAATACGGTAATTCGTGGAAAGACACGCCTGGACGAATTGAATGGGAGTATGGGTCGCCTAGCGCCTCTCGCATCACAGGTCGGTATTTCCCTCAGAGACCTTTCTATTATTTTAGCCCAGACAACTCGCTCGGGACTCAAGACAGACGAAGCTATCACTTCAATCCGTGGCATTATGCGCTCCTTTATTAAGCCAACGGCTCAAGTTAGAGAAGCAGCAAAACTTCTAGCCATACAGTTGGACGATAGTTCATTTTCCATTGACGTTAATGCCATTAGAACAAAGGGCCTTGTTGGCATTCTTGGTCAGTTGGCTACTCGGTATCGTAGTCTTACGGGCAAGGACCAGGCTGATTTTGTTAATCAGTTGGGTGAGATTTTCCCTCGTATCCGTGGTCTTTCTGGAGGTATCGCATCTCTTACTCAGTTTCTTACTGGTTTTGGTACTGAGCTTGAGCTTGATATTGAGGCCGCAGAAAGAACCGGTACTGCGCTCAAGCAGTTTGAGGACCAGACAGATACACTTGCCTTTGCTACGGATAGACTAAGTAGCTCCATTGCCGCTCTTGCTATTCAATCTGTAGATGGCGCCCTTACTCCAGCTCTCAAGCTTATTACAAATTCATTCACATTTCTCCTTGAGGTTCTGAGAGACATCCCTATTTTGGGAGACTTGATTGCTTTGTTTGCTGGCATTATTGGCCCCATTGTTACAGCAACTGGTGCTATTATCCTTTTTGCTGCCGAAATAGCAATCTTGGATAAGTTTATTCTCCCACTTTTTATTGCACAGATGACAAGGATGGGGATTTCTGTTGGATTGCTCACTCTCGCCACCAATGCTTCCACCTTGGCGCTCAGTCTTTTTGCCGGGGCAGTGAAGACTGGCATCCTTCGTCTCTTTGGGACGCTCCCCACATTCGCGGCCTTTGCTGCTGCTGCGTTCCTTGGCGTAAAGGCCCTCGGCGCCTTGTTGGATGTATTTGTTGAGTCGAAGGACGTTCTCACCGAAGAAGAGAAGTCTGTTATTTCGATTTCAGAAAATATCAGAGACAATGTCCAGAGGATCAAGGACTTAGAGGAGGCGAAGAAATCGGCCCTGCTTTCATCCGAAGAGAAGATAAACCTTGATACTAGAATTAAAAATCTAACCGAAGGAATAACAAAGGCTCAGTTGGATCTAAACGAGGCAATTGAGGCGACTCCGGCAGCCAAAGCCAAACAGCTATTTGAGGATCTTACTGAGACTTTTAATCTAATTAACAATCTTGGAGAAACCAAAGGCGATGGGTTCTTCGCCCAACTAAAAGATGCCTTTACTGGCTTCCCCGAACAGCTCAAAGGTTTGTTTGAGCTATTCAAGATTTCTGGAGTTACGCTTGACGTGACCGAGGCTCTTGCAAAGGTTGAGGCAGACAGAGCCGCTGCTAGAAAGAAATTCAATGAACTGGAAGCTATTGCGTTTGTTGAGTCCGCAACCTTTAGAGAGGAGGAACTTGAAGACATAACAAACGCCCTGAGACTTGATGCTGAAAAACTTGAGGCACAGAAAGACGCGCTAGGTGCATCCGATCTAAGACTTGAGGCTCTTAACAAAGAAATTGATTTGGCTAAGGCTCTTGCGAAGGATAAGAAGAAGTCAGAATTTGATCTTGCAAAGCTCGAACAGGATAGGGCAAAGGAGGAAACCAAACGAGCTGAGATAGTACGCAAACTAAATTCTGAGATTGCTCAATCCAATGCCGCCATTCTTGCATCAAAGGCAGAGGAGTTTGCGATCAATGTTGGCATCCTCCAGCAGCAGGCAGAGAAGACACTCTCGCTTGAGGATGACCGGATTGCCCAAATTGGTTTGGTTCTTTCTATCGATGCCGAGATTGATGCGAGAGAGGCCGCGCTTGTTGCTCTTAGGGCATCTGTTAAGGAAGAGAGGGCGCTTGCCCAAGACGCAAAACTAACAGAACAGGCGACACAGGCTAGAGTTGGCGCCATCCAGGCAAATATTAATAAATCAAAAGCAGAAATCGAAGCCCTAAAAGAGAAGAAGAGACTAGAACTAGAAACACTAGAGATTCTGAGGGATAGAAACAGAGAGCTAGAGCTTTCCAGAGAAAAACGCCTTGCAGAGATCGATGTTGACAGGATCAGGTTAGATATTGCCTCTAAGATTACAGGCGTAGAGGAAGAACAAAAACAAATTGAGATTGAGTTAACAAAACTAGTTGCCGAAGAGTTACGACTCAGGAATGATCTTCTGGATTCAGAGTTTACTGACGTAAAAGGGAACGAAGTAAAGACCAGAGAACTACAGTTCCAAAGAGATGCTCTTATCGCACAAGCAGAAGCAGCCGATAAGTTAGTTGGACTCCTTACTCGATCTTCTTTCCAGCGTGGGTTGCAGAACATCTCTGATGCGATCAAGAATGCTAAGTTTGATTTTGAGGATCTTGCAGATCTTGTCATTGGCTTTGCTGGTGACATCAAGGGTGAGTTGACTAGCTCTCTTGAGGGCTTAATATCTGATGCTATTTTTAGTCCAGAGGCCAGACGCGCAATTAAGTCTGAGTTTGACCAGACCATGCGTGATCTCAGGACTAGTCATGCCGAAACACTGACTGAGATTGCCAAGCAAAGAGCCGCCGATCTTGCAAACCTCCAAGAGGTAGAAGCCGCAAAGCGGCTTGAGATTGGACAGACCCTTGGCCTTCAAAGAGAGGAACTTCGCAAGGAACTCCTTGGTGAAAGAGGAGAACGCATTGAGGCATTCCGCGATGAGAAGGACGACCTCAAAGATGCACTAAATGACGGGATCGAAGAGAGAAGAGAAGCGTTTAACAGAGAGATTACAGAACTCAATCGACAGCTTGCCGAAAAGGAGATCAAAGAGGAGGATTTCAACAAGAAGGTTGCAGAACAGAAACGAGAACTGGCACAGGACATTCTCGATATTGAGTCTGATAATGCAAAAGATTTACTTGACGCCAGAGAGACATTCAATAACGATATTGTTTCTTTGGACGAGGATAGAGAACAACAGCTTGCCGCCCAGCGAGCAGAGTTTGCAGCCGAACTTGAAACACAGTTTTCGGAGTTCGTTGGGGCAAGGGCAGATATTGAAGATACGTTCAGGTCTGATCTTCTGACTTCTCAGGAACAATTCCGCACAGATGTTGCACAAGCAATGATGGATCTACAATCCGCTCTTGAGGAGCAGGGAGACCCCATTGCTAATTTCTTTGATAATTTGTTTGCTGGCATCATTGGTAATTTTACTAGCCTACTTGCCCAGATTGGGGGCGGTCTTATTACTCAGGGGTTTGGTGCTCTTGCTAGTGCCATCGCCCCGGGCGCAGTCAGCGCCTTTACCACGGCTGTTGAGGGGACCGCGATTGGCGATGCGCTAGTTACTGGGGCAGGAGCCGCCGCAGCGACTACACTCTCTACTACAACTGCGGCAGGAGCCGCCGCAGCGGGCGGGGGTGGACTGGCGGCATTTGATGTGGCTGCCCCCGCCAGCTTAGGTGCCCTGGGGACAGCCGCCATTGCAGCTATCCCCTTTGTCGTTGCCATTGTTGGCCCTATCATTGCAGAGGCTCTTGGTTTTGGTGTCCCAACAAGAGAAGAAGAGATTGAGGCTCAAGTTGCTGCTGGTTCTAAGGTTGTTATTGGTCAGTTTTTCGACCTGTTCTCTGACGCATTTGAATCACAAGATCTTAGTTTGTTTGACTTTGGTGAGGGGTTTGGGCCTACCGCTGCACCCACCTCCACTAACAACAGGACTGGACAAACATTCGATATTGGTCCCAGTATTGATAATCCACTAGATATTCTTATCAATTCCATTTCCCCCAGCTCTGCTGGTGCGGGTGGCCTGCGTGGCTCCGAGCAGGCCATTCAGGAATTGTTCTTTGGACCCAACTTTGAGAAAGGCCTAGAGCTTTCAATCGGTGTACCTATTAATAATATCGCTGGTGATATTTCAAGAACACTTGAAGCTATCGGACTCAAGTTTGCAGGGTTCCTTGGGCTTGCGGGGGAAGAGGCCAGACAGTTTGCGGGCAACTTTGGCGCTTCGTTTGCCGAGTCCGTTGCGGCTGCTGGTGGTGGCATTGAGGAATTGCTCGGCGCTATCAGCGTGCTCGAACAAGAGTTGGGGGTTGATGGCGCAACTCTGAGAAACATTAACAGGATTCAGGATAGACTTGTAGACCAACTTGACCCCGGTGTATTCCAGGGATTTAGAAACAATATCATTACAGAACTCAAGGCACTTGGAGTTGACGTTGACGAATTTGCGTCTACCGAATTTGACCTGAATTTTATTGCCTCGGCACTTGAGGGGACAAGCGTTAGTGTCGAAACATTTCTGGATCTTATCATTGGTCAGATCGACCGCCTTGGCCCAGAGTTTGTTGATCTGTCTGGTATTGCTTTTGAAACTGGTCAGGCAATGCAGCTTGCGGTTCGTGATGGGTTTGGTGACATTGCCAGCATCACAGGGGAACTAACACCAGAACTACAGGCCAATCTACAGAGCAATATCGGTATCATTCAGGACATTGCAGAAGAGTCTGGGGCAGCCGCATTGGGTGTTGTCAATGCTATCTTCATTAAGATCACTGAGATTAGAGATAAAGCACAAGCTGTGTTAGACGAACCAACGTCAACCCCAGAAGATATTGCTGCGGCCACTCAGGCAATCATGGACGCCGACGTTGCCCTTACTGAGCTACAGGCACAGGCAGAATCTGGTGAGTTTGATTTTGCTGCTATCTTTGGGGATCTAGGATTACAAGGTGAAGAACTTCGCAAGTTCATCGTTGGCATAAGCAAGGAGTTACAGACAGCATTTACTGACCTCACCACGTTGAGCGAGGAACAGCTTGATATCCTCATCAAGAGGGGTGTCATTACAATTGAGACAAAGACTCTTGAGTTGCAGAGAAGATTGTTAGAAGCTGTTATAGATATCGATACAGTTGTTGTCGGGGTAACCAGTGATGTTGTTGCTCTCAACGGAGGTACCCTCAATGAGCTTGAGAGTGCTGTTACAACCACACAGCAGAACATTGCCACCGAAACCGTGAACGCACAGGCTCAAATTACAGCGTCAGCCGACATCATCACAGAGCGGTTTGCGCCTGACGGGGACCTTGTGGGACACATTGTCGAGATGGGCCAAGTGGGAGTACAGGCCGGTGAGGACATCGAAGAGGCATTCATCGGAACAGATGGTGTCATTTTCGCAGGCATTGAGGCGTGGGACGGTATAAAAGAAGCCGCCAAAGAAGCTATCGAGGGCCCCGGGGGGATGATTGAATCTGTTAATAATCTTGCGCTGGCTATCTCTTCCTTGCCTACAATTGATTTGAGTACAGAGTTCGATGCTGCCAAGGTTTTGCCTGGCGGTGGGGCCCCCGTTTTCAATCCATTTGCCAATACATTCACCCCAATCAGCGATGACGAGCAGAATGAGACCGACAACACATCTAAGAGCAAGACTATCAACATTAATCTGAACGCCCCCAAGGCCAGGGTTGTCGATAGAGCATCCTTCAATGAATTTGCCAGAGACATCAAGGATGAGATTGAAAGAATTGACAACAGAAGAAGAAGTGTCTAATGGCTATTTCCGCTGGTACCCCACCGTTCTCTCTAAAGAACAGATCGCCAAGGTTCATGAAAAAGAACAAGGCGAATTCTGGCAACATAACTGTTGACAACAATCTATGGGGGCACCTAAGCACAGCACAGAAGTTTGGTTCCGGTTGGGCAGAGATGAATGTCCGCACCCCCATGTGGGGGAGTGCCGCAGGCGTTACTGAGGCAGACTATGTTGTTCAGATTAATGATAGTCTCCCTGGTGCCACGCTCGGAACCGCTGCATTCAGATGGGGGAAGGAGTATAAAGATCGTTCTGGATTCGCGTGGATGAGTGCAGGAGAAACGATTGTAGAACAAACTGTTTACAACCTTGAGAACGGTGTTCAGATCGTATTTACTGCCGGAGCAACTACACCAGATTTTGTCGCCAAGGACCGATGGCACTTTCAGGCACTTAGGCCATTCGGACCAGAGAAGATGCTGGACTTTGATCGCAGTAAGTGCTGGAGAAGCAGGCCAATAGATACTACTACTCAGATTGTGATTGACCTGAGCAATGAAGACGATAAGCAGACAAATTGTCTGATACTATATGATCACAACTTTGGTGCTGGCACTACGATTACATATAGTTTTGGTGCAGGCTCTGTTTCTATCAATGGCGACTCTGTTAACAAAAGAAATGTAATATATTTTGACACAACACAGCCACTGCATACAATCAACATTGATTCCGGTGGTGACAGTATTCCTTTCCACCAGATTGGGTATCTATATCTGGGTGCTGCATTTGAGCTATTCAGACACAGAGATATCCAGTACACGAGAGTTGACGCCAAAGATGGCGACCGGGGAGAACACAATATCAAGAAGATTGATTACAAGAAAGATGTAATCAGGATGTCTTTCACACTCATGGAAGAAGGGTTCGTCTCTAATCGGACCCAGCTGGTCCCTAGTGGCAAGGGTGATTTTGAAATAATGGTTGACTATATCGAACAGATTATTGAACCCAACACATTTGAGGAGCCTGCATTCATCCACTTCAATCCCAGTGTCCCTTGGGACTTCAACATGTATTTCCTTGAGAATCCAAGCATCACTTCTACTTCCAACTTCAAGGATCTATTTGACTTCTCGTTCGATCTTGAGGAAGTCAGAAGGCAGAGGTTGAAGTAATGCCAGCTCTAGTTGTAGAAACATTGACACTAGACAACAGGAATCTACGACCCAGGTTCATGAAGAAGAACAAGGTTAATAGGTTCAATATTACAGCAGATTCCGCAGATGGGTTTTGCACTAAGCCAACAGCCAATAAGGTGGGCTTGGCCGATCTATATGTTTCGCAAACTTTGTCTGGGGTGCTTGGGACAACAGAGGCAGAATACACAATCAGCATAGACAGCACTACGGCGGGGACCTCTGTTGGTGCCGCCACCTATCGTGTGGGCATGCAATATTCCGACGTTAGCGGTATGACTTATACGGCTTTCAGTGTGCCCACCACAACCAATTCAACTACATTGAATGGTGATGTAAGGTTTGTATGGGCCGCTGGTTCTACGAATCCTGATTTTATTGTTGGAGACCGTTGGACGTTCCAGTCAAGATTCCCCAATGGACCTGCCGCAGCCTCTATTTATCATCGAGATATGAAGTTCTATGGACCCCCGGGCCAGACGGTCAACACCATTGTAGTGGATCTGAGTGCCTCTCAGGACAACACAGTGAACACCCTAGCCATTCTGGATCATAACTTTGGGCCTGGCACTACCATAACCTACACCGTAGGGGACAAGACACATTCAGTAGAGGGGGATTCTGGTGGTAAGAACATTTTGTACTTTGAGAACACCACTCAGCCGCTGCACACAATTACCATTGACGCCACTGGCGACAGCATCAGTCAGCATGAGATTGGTTATCTATATCTTGGTGAGAAATTTGAGTTTTCCGATAGGCGCAGAGATGTAAAGTATACTTTACTGTTTGATGCGCTTGGAGACTACGGGCAGACACTTGCAAGGTTTACGGATTACACCAAAAAGGTTTACTCTCTCACGTTCCCATTGGTTGAGGGGGTATCGTCTAACACTGATGCTGAGAACTACATGGCTTTCAGGGACGAACTGGTGAAGTCTCAGAGCTACGAGGAACCACTGCTGTTCCATCCCAACCCTACCGATACCAGAGAGTTTGGTTTGTACTTCTTTGACGATGATGGATTTGTGAGAGATAATATATACTTGAATTTGTTTAATTTGACATTGGACTTTCACGAAGTGCCCAAAGAGGTACATAGCTAATGGCCCTCAATACTCTATCTATCCCCAATGGCTCTCTTGTTTTCGGGAGAGAAAGCCGTGCTAGGCCATATGTTAACTTTTGGTTTGGGACCGACTTAGGGTTCCGTGTGTTTGGACCATACTCCACGGACAGTATTCTTGAGAATCCCAGAGGATCCAGTAGGGCCTTGATGTCTCAGTTCAATAACCTCATATCAGATGGGGACATGCAGGACCCAGGCGTGACTAACTGGACTAGCTTTAGTGGGGGTACGCGGACCAAGGAGATTGACGGGACGAATGGCAATGTTCAGGTGATGAAAGTGACTGATGTTTCTGGTGTCTTTGGTGTTGAGCAAACATTCACACCCACAGAATCACTGGTTGGTAAGAAAATCATTGTCTTTGTCGAGGGGAAAAGCGCAGGGGATGCGCGTATTTTCGTCAGTTTGAGATACAATGGTGAGGATATTTATGACGTAGATGAGTCTATTTCTGAGTTTGATACAGAATACCAGACAGGAGTGACTAGGTTTGTGGTTCCCCTTGAGGCAGAGGGTGAAGACATTACTGTCAGAATCTTTTCAAATCCACTAGGTACATTTTACGTCAGAAACATCCTGGTTGCAGTTGACCCATCGAACATGTCCAATCCCCTGATAGATAGTCGGTCTTCTTTGGTGAGTGGGCCACAGGTCACTATTGGCGCAACACCCATCAACACTAATGTGTTTTCTGCTGTTAGCTCCCTGGAGGAGCGAGAGATCAATGTTGGTCTATCAAACATAGATAGGTATTTTTCGGATATTGTTCGACCAGGATATTTCAGAGAGAGATTGATCGGCAGAGTGTCGTTTGTGGAACAAGGTTTTCTGGACAGTGACGTGAAAAGAATTGCATTTGTTGGAAGATGTGTGAGATATTCCCTTTCTAGGGACAGTGCCAACATTGTCTTGAGGGGGACGTAATGGCTAAGTTCGATCAGATAATTGAACTTGACAGAAGTGATGTATTTTCTGCACCACGGGAGCAGGACGATGTATTGCAGGTTGTGTACGGGGATCACACACTCAAGGCAGAGAACAAGGGGCTCGTCCGGTGTGTTGAGATTTCACTTGGGGATATCTTTCTGATTTCAGACAGCCCTATCTTCTCCGTTAACGACGTGTACGACGGTGATGGAAAAATCATCGAGGATACCGAATACAGTATCGTACTAGACGGATCATTTCAGGGCAGAGACAACATTGCTTACCTCGATTTTGTATTCACTGACAGTGGGGACCCAGAAGACTTTGATATTAAAACACCCATCACGGTGCAATGTGTAGGCAAAGTGGATGATACTGGTGCCGTTATCGAGAACCCTGTTGAGGTTATTAAGGATTTCTTGATCAGCAAGGGTGGGTGGGCAGAGGATGATTTCAGCACTACTTCGATCTCTGATGCCATCAATCGTGCAAATAATCTAGGTCAAACAATTAGATGGTGCTTTGACCAAGACAACGTGGCCTCTGCCTGGATCCTCGAAATAATGTTTCAGGTATTGGGCAGTGCATTTGTTGGGCCCGATGCCCGTGTTGTTTTGGCAATTTCTTCTTCTGTTGATCACATGGTTGAACAAGATATTGTAGCCCATATTGTTGCCAAGAGAGACTGTGTTGGAGGCAACGATGGACCACAGGTTGATTTCGATGAGCAGAACGTGATTACAAGGGTTGTAATTAACTACAGCCATAGTTGGGCAGAGGGCAACAATCTTTCGATCCTTGATTCGACCAACGACGAGGTTGACGCCAACTATGGTATTGGACTCACTAAAGAGATCACACTCAGAGGGATCCACAGCGACGCCACGGCATATCTGATTGCCCAGGACATTCTCGAAGACTTTAATCTGACCAGAAGCGAGTACGGCATTTTCAGATTTACAGTTAAGGGGATGAAGGCCGCTGGTGCCAGATTTGGGCAGCTACTGGGGTTCACCTGGCCCTGGGGACCAGGCGGGGCAGAGTTTATCAATAGGTTTGTGAAGATCTTTGATGTGACAGATGAACATCTTGATGGGTCTCAGACTATTCTGGCAAGAGAGACAGGGTTGGCAATTATTGACAATATTGTGGCTGATGGTACAATCATAGCTGATGGATCCGAAACCGCAGATCCACCCATTAGCCAGGTAATTAGACCGTAGAGGTAGATATGGCACTAGATACTGAAATTAATGATTACAAGATCCAAGCCGATGAAGGTATGACTGGCGCCAATCACCCGTCCGGCCTTGAGGATACACTCAATCGAGAGGCCAACAGGATCTATAATCTGCTTCGTATTGAGAATATGTTTGCGAACGGAGCCAATAAGATTCGTGCATTCAGCGAGAAGATTGCAGATGCGGGGTCGTTTATTACTGGAGGGGCCACTGCCCTTTTGGGCGATTTTGAATTCACCATCACAGACCCACAGGCTGTTGTATTCGGTGTTCTGTTGACAAACATGGGACTGGAGGGACTCCAGGGCAATAATGCAAATATTACTGTAGAAGTATTTATCGACGGAGTTCAGTCACAGGGAACAAGCGAGCTGTTTTTCGATACGCATAATTTTGGTACAATTGCTCATGAACGTACTCTCGCCAAGAGTTACGCAGGGACACTAACCGGATCGGGTTCTCACAAGATAGAGGTTGTATGGCAAGGCAGTGGAGGAGCTGATCAATTTGACATTGAGAACGGCACCTTCCTCCAGGGTGTCGTTATGGAAAATCAATCTTTGATATAGGTAGAATATGGCATTTAATATTTATACATTTACGTTCAACAAAGAAATCAACAATACACAGTTGATTTCTGAGATCAACGCAGCCGTTGCCAAGACTATGCTGTTTGGTATGAGATACATACCAACTGATTTACCTGCTGATTTCCCCCGTATATTGACGATTAAGACAGAGGATCCTGTTGTCTTGACGGCAGGTGAACAAACAACTGTTGATACTACGATTACTAATCATGTTCCCACTCAATCAAACCAACAAGACAAGCAAGATGCAATTGATAATTGGGACACGAAGGTTGCAGCATTTCAACAATTGGTAACCGATTTTCAGGCAGACTTTAACAATACGCCAACGACAACACAGGACTTGATCGACAATCAGCTTTTGATTAAGGATTTTGTACTTGAGATGGCAGATATTACTACGAGCATTACCTAATGGCTGAGTTCTTTGGTGGAATCCCCTTCTTCAATCATCAACCAGTATTGGTTGAGACGGATTCCGCTTACCCATATTTGGTTAAGCATAATCAATTGAACATATCGGGCCAACGGCCAGGGAAATACCTCATAGCTTGGGCGTATACTTGGTCACACTCTAGTATATCCAGTCAGTTCATTTCTCGTATTAGACTTGGGAATCAATACCTAATTAATCCAGAAACAGATGGAGCACACAAGCAAAAACCAAGAAGTACAGGGGATGTCATACCTGCATTTGGATTCGCTGTTACGGACATAGGGGCTGGGGCACAGAAGATTGTTCTTGAGTTTACCACTAGTGTTACTGGAAGTGTATCTAGGATCCATTCCTCTACTATTGTTGTGTGGAGGGTTGGATAATGCCCAACAAGGTTCAGTATTTTAAGTCTGTTGATTTTCTAAATGGATTCAGCAAACCATTGTTCCGACAGGAGATTGAAGCAGAACCTACACTTTCGCCTATCTTCATAGGGATTGCCGATGGCAAGGGTACGCTGACAGATATTGATGCAAATAATATTGATGGGGTCCAGGTATGGGTCAAGCGTGCGTTAACTGGAGGAGAACAAACCGATTTAGATGATGTAGTTCAGAATCATGATCCTATCTCTAATCCTCCCCCTGCTCCTAATCCAGACGATCAGGACGCAGGTTCACATGCTCCCACTCATTTATCTACCGGGTCTGATTCTATCCCAATCTTCCAGGGGGCCACAGCAGGAACAACTGGCCTTGACGGGCTTGTCCCTGTTCCTAGTGCTGGTCAAGAGAATTTTATTCTTCACGGAGATGGCACGTTCAGGAATCCTAGTGGCGTAACCATACAGAGAGCATCTCAGATTGTTTTTAGTGGACACCCAACAGGCGGTGTTAATGTTGCATCTATTGATGACATACCTGGATTCAAGATCAATGACGCGGGAGGAGACAAGGGTGTGAAATTTGCCTTTAGGTTGACTCCGAGAATCAATCTTTCTACCAATCCAAGGGTGCTTTTTAGTGGCTATCAGTTTGCAAAATCAAGTAATGTGGCAAACGATAGTATCGTTTTTGGCATGGAGGCTAGATACATTGCAGACGGAGAACTCGCCGGTCAGGCAATTGCAGAAACAGCGACTCTAACTAAGACATTCCCACTGGACCCAAGCGACGCAGCAAATGATGGGCAACAGATATCTGGCGAGTTCCTGTTGAATAATGCCCTAATGATAAATTCAGACATGATACTTGTTGTCATCAAGAGAATCGCCACAGATCCTGCCGACACATTCAATAGCATCCTTCTGTTTGGACAATATGGTACAATAGAATTTGGGGTTCCGTAATGGCAGTTAAGATTGAAATACCAATACAGAAGGAAGTTTTGTTCGGTGCAATTTCTAGCTATACCGAATCTGCATTCACCAGTGCTGGTGAGGTTCAATATATAAGGATAGAGTTGTCGCACGGTGCATCTATTACAAAACTCAGAACTTATATCCATTCTGGTGGACTAGCAGGAAGAGATATCAATCTTGGTGTTTATGATCAGCTTGTCCCATCAGACCCCAATGGGACACCAGTTAACCGACTAAGGGAAATTGGCTCTACGTCTACTGCGGGACTGTCTGGGTTTGTAGATATTCCAATTGCAAGATATGAGCCCCCTGTCCCGGGGTTTTATTGGATGGCATTTATTACGAATTCTAATTTAATTGAGCTGGCCTGTACTCAAGCTCTTGCTCAATCGTTTGCCCCACTAGGGAGAGAAACCAGTACGGGTGTTGTGCTGCCCCCTACCGTGGGAACTTTGTCCAACCCCACAAGTGCCGTTATTTACGTAGCAGCGGTGGAGATGTAATGCCCCCCATTATCACGCCAAAATCAGTTCGCAAGCAGCGGTATCTTATTGTCGCCGGAGAATGCTGGTTTCCCGTTAAGATTACAGCCACCGCTGGTGGTACGGATGTAGACATAGATGCAGAAATTGCAGGAGAACCAGTGACCAGGACAGGGGCTGCCACTGGTGTGGTCATGGGACAAGGGACAGGAGCAAGGATCACGCATACAATTTCGGGAGGCATTGTGAGCTTTACTGGTGGTGGTGGTGGCCCAGCGGCAGTAGAGGTAACTGCTATTATTATGTTCCCTGCGGAGGAGTCGAGTTAATGAAAAGATACAATCATAAACCCGATGTGAAAACAGTTATTTCACCTAATCATCGCCAATCCAGGCGTGATCCAATTACTGCAATTATCATTCACCACACTGGGGCCATGAGTGATCCAATTAGTTGGTTGATGGATCCAGTATCTCAGGTTTCCTATCACTATATCATTGATAGGGCTGGGAATATTGTTCAGCTTGTGTGTGATGGATCCGAGGCATGGCATGCCGGACATGGCACACTTCATGGCAAGGAAAACTGCAATAAGTATTCTATTGGTATTGGGCTGGTTGGCAATGGCAATATGGATCAATACACAACTGGACAGATGGATTCATTGTGTGATTTGTGTGCATTTCTTTGCTATATTTATCCCGTTGACTTTAATTGCATTGTCGGGCATAGTCATGTAGACCCAGGCAGAAAAGTAGATCCCGGTCAGTATTTTTATTGGGATAAATTGTTTGACGGACTTTCTAGGAGATTGTACAAATGAAGCTAATCGCTATTCTGTCTATGGTCTTGTGCCTGTTTGGGTGCTCTGCATCTAATGTTACTAGCTCTGATGTGAATGCTTTTTCACGGTCGATCATTGCCACAAGCAATTATGCCAACATTGAGCTGGCAGACGATAAGAAGATTGATTGCCGTAGATTGTCTGCTTATCTTGAACTTGGAGTAGATGCTGATTATTGTGCAGCAGTTGCTGCCGATCTTGGCATACCCCAGGAATATGTCATTACGGATACAAACTATAAAGAGCTACTCAAGGCTCTTGATCTTCACCGACAGGAAGCAGAGAAGATGCAGCTTCTGGCCCAGAAAGAGGATGAGGGAAGTTCTATCTTCTCTGGCATGTTCGATGGATTTTCGGATTGGCTCCAGAATATCTTCTAATCGGGACATTATATGAAGTTTAATCTAGAGGTTTTCAAGGATCGGTTAATCGATGAACTCAAGAACTCTGATGTTGTTGCGGGGATCGTGGAACAGTTCAAGAACGATGATGAATTGAGATCGGCAATTTTTCGTGAATATTTTTTGGTCAAATTTAATGCCAAGAATCTTGACGAGCTTGCGGACAAACTAGAGGACATGACACAGGACGAAAGGAATGCGTTTCAGGAAGTAAGGATCGGGGAGTATGATCAGAGACTTAAAGACATTGCTAGCTCTGATGCTTTCAAACGTCGCGTGGGCTACCTCCTATCCACTACTGTACTTGTGGCGCTGGCTGCGGCTATTTCTGCTGCGGCTTCGGGCCTGGTTGATAACGCAGAGATACTTGGATCCAGAGGATCAGATCCCTCCTGACTTAATGGCCGTTATCGCTTATATAATTGTTATGGCGTTGTTTTCTGGCATGCTAATTGTTATCTTTAACATCTAGCACGCATGATGGACATAGAAGCTATCTACAATAAGTTTTCTTCTACGCACATGAACTGCAAGGTGTGCTGTATGAGGGTGCCAGTAAACATCCTTGTATTCCCGTTTGGTTGTGAAAATACACATATTGTTGTTCTAAGATCTTGCATTAAGTGTGACTCTCCTGTATCATTCAGAACCATTAGGGTGCCTTAGAGGTTGGGCACCCCGATTTGTCTTTGGCCCACGTTTATCCAACCTACGGGAGAGCTATGTCTTGTCATACGATTCATCCAGATCCAGATAGGCTTTACAACATCGTTAATGTTCATGAGATACTAGATCCTGCTACTTGTCTAAAAGTCACAATGAAGCATCCGCAAGATGATCATGAAATGACTTGTATTATAGCGTTGTATGGGGTAAGATGCGATTACGACTATGACGAGGTTGTCAACAATTCCATGTATGTCAACTCCACTCAGGGCATTGCAAACGCATTGTTGGACAGTGAAGAAATCTTCTATCTACAGTTTGGCTCTGTGCATAGAGATGGCACACAAGAAGGAATCATGTATGGCATGGTCAATGGGGATATGGTGAACATAAATAGCCGAATGATCAAGGAAGGGTATTTCGAAGAGACATTTGGTGAGAGTATCCGCTAGTTGACTTTTGATTCACTTCGTCATATCGTGTAACCACAGTCACCATCGCGTTACAAATTTCCCCCGGAGGAAAGAACACGCGGTTGTTCGCGGAGTAACCACGGTTTGTCAACAATCAAGGATAAAGCGAAGACAAAGGATGAATTGCTTGATGAGCTTGATTACTGGAAGTCTCGTGCTAGGACGGCAGAGAGAAAAGTAGTACGGCATCCCAATAATCTAGCATCTCTTGTAGAAAGTGCAGAAGAAATATACAAGAGCCCATATAGTGTTTCTCCTCCTAGATTCTCTGGCAATGCTGGAACCGGAGAACTTGAGATTCCTATCTTTCATTTGACGGATACACAAATCGGTAAGATTACAAATAGCTATAACTTTGATATCGCAGATGAGAGGATCACGGAGTTCTTTCGTAGGGGAGTTCGGATAACAAACTTACGGAGAAACATGTCCAAGATCAAAGAGGCCAGGGTGTATCTTGGGGGAGACATGATCGAAGGGGAATCAATATTCCCCCATCAACCCCACACCATCGAACCGGGGGGGGTGTTCACCCAGGCGATTAAAATAGGCCCAGCTATTGTCACAAAGAATATTCTGTATTTGATGAAACACTTTGAGACAATCAAGATCATTGCCCAGCCCGGGAACCACGGTAGAAACGGCTCTAAGTCTCATGGTGCTCACCCACTGACGAACTGGGATAGAGTGTTCTATGAATACCTAAAGCTCCAGATCAGTGATCAGATGGGGAATGAGAAAGATCGTGTCAAGTTTATTGTTTGTGACAAACCCGAGTATGTTGACTACGTGTTTGATTGGGGCAATCTACTGATTCATGGTGATCAGATCGGGGGCGGTGCCAAACCATTTCCTGTTGCTTCTGTTGCCAGGGCAATGCTGGGTTGGGCGACAGACGCAGGTATCCCACATTGGGACAATATGTTCATGGGACACTTCCACACGAACTGCACATTCCCAGTTAACAATAAGTTCTGTTATGGGACAGGCTCTACTGAGAGCGGCTCAGACTGGGTGAGGTCTGTGTTGAAGGCCAGTGGATACCCAACACAAAGAGTTGTATTTATGAACCGATCCAAGGGTGTGATCTCAGATGATGTCATCTACCTTGGGGATCGAGTACCGGCCAAGCTGAGTAGATGAGATTTAGAAATATTGTACTATTTCTTCTAATCTTTCTCGTGTCCTGTGGCCCCAGCTTGCCTCCAGGGTTTGTGTTCCCAAGTAACCCGGAGTTGCTTGCGCGTACAAGCCTGGGCATCCACGTCCACCCCGAGACACCCAACTTGATTGCTTCGGTTGAGGACGCCATGTCGGTTGTGGATACCATCAGGATCCAGGTAGACTTTGATGGTGTTGATTCGCTCGTCCCACAGTACGTCATTGACGTAGCTAAGGCCGTAAGTGCCCAAGATAAAACACTAATTGTCATATTGGGTGTCTCTCCGAATCCTGCAATCAATAATCCTGAAACGTGGGAATCTGAGGCCGGGGTGTTTTTTAGTAAGCTGATAACCTTACTAAAAAACACCCCGAGTTTGGGCGATATTGTATTCGAGATTGGCAATGAGCCAGACTATTTCTGCGCTGGCAACCAACAATTCTCCTTCTCTGATTTCGTGTTCCCTAACTGTTCCATGACCGAATATCTTGAATACTTGCGGGTAGTTAGGGCACACATTGAGCCCATCATCACGATTCATAATCTCATTGGTGATGGTGAATGGCAAATGATGGTCGCAGCTACAATTCCCTGGCATCAAAGTGGCAGAATTGAGATGAACAGGGAGCTTCTTGCCTCTGAGCACACAAAAGGAATGATCTTTAATCTGCATATTTATGACCCTCAGTATCCACTCCTTGTACCTCTCATGGACGTTTATCAGACAGCCAGAGAGCAAGGTCGAGAGGTTTGGGTTACCGAGACGGGTAGTAAATTTCGACAATTAAACTTCATCAGAGATACTTACTCGATTCTCAGTGCGAACGGTCTTGAGTTTGGCCGCGTGATTATTTACGCATACAATGATGACACACTTGGGTTCTCCTTGGTGAGGTTGGACACCGATACACCCCAGGACTCCGACTTGATGTACTTCATGAGATCGCGTGAGGCTTCACCAGATGCCCTGTAGTGGGTTCTGTGAGGGTTCGGGCCACCCCCCTACATGGACGAGACAAAACGCACCACATGAGCCCTGAGTGGCCTGTGTTTAATTTGCACTTTGGAGTTGACATGCCAGCCCCGTGGTGGTAGGTTGTGCCTGTGTGTAGCGCAATAGCGTCGAAAGGATGCAGTCCATGAACGGACTCGATAGGGGTTAACTACAAGATGTGGGGACGTGTTGTTCTTAGCCACTAATCACCAATAATGTTCTAATTTAACCTAGCTACGCACATAAACTAAACCCCCGGGAGGCATACCGCTTCTCGGGGGTTCTTTTTTGGGATTTGGGTTTAGTCCGCTGAGTTGTGTGGGATCGCTTCCGTCAGCTCCACGCCTCTATATACCGCTTTATCAACATCCTGTCCCCTCCACAAGAGTTCCAGAAAAGCCCAAGCGATCTTCTCTCGGTTCTCTAGATCC